AGAGCTGTTGCCGCCCGGCGCCTTCGGCGTCGATGCGGATGTAGCTCTCGTGGACCGTGACCATGCGGCCCGCCTCGTCCTCGGCGTCGTCGTCCAGGCCGGTGACGATCGTGTCCTCGTCCCGGAGCATCTTCTCCTCGTTCAAGGAGAGGTCGTCGTAGGACCCGGTGATCGTGTACACGACCTTCGGATCGTACCCGGCAACGACGAGGTCGCTGAGGGTCATCCGGGAGACGTGGGCGAGATACGGTGCCCGATCGAGACGCTTGAAGCGGCCCGACACGATGAACTCCTCCGGGGGGATCACGTCGATCGTGACCTGGGAGGTGTCCTCGACGCGGTCGAACTCGCCGGAGACCGTGCCGTCCTCGTGGACCTCGGGTTTCGCGGTGAGCTGGACCTCGGGGTCCTGGATGAGGGCGTTGGCGTCCTCGGGGCTCGCGCCGTCGAAGGTGTAGCCGGTCGACCGTTCGGACTTGTCCCAGTAGACCTTGGCGATGCCCAGGCGGTTCAAGGCGGAGTCGTGGATGACCCCGTTGTGGATTTCGAGGCCGGGGTTCTGGCGGAAGAAGACGTAATCGCAGTAGGCGGTTGCCTGCCGTGCGAGCTGTACGTCGTCCCCGTTCTGAGGGGCGAAAGCGACGATGTTGTTGCCGGCGCTGTAGGCCTCGGTGAGCTGGGCCTTGATGGCCTCGACGCTCTCATAAACGTCCTGGGAGACGAATTGCGAGCCGCCGGCCCGGAGTGGGAACGGCTTCTTGCCCTGGTAGTACATTAAGACTTCACGGCGTTCCGCCGCGAGGTTGCTATCAACGAACGCGGAGCCCTTTTCGGCCCTAGCGACGCAAGCGCCCACCAGCTCTTCGTCCGGGATCGGACGGAGCTTTTGTGTCATGGGGTTCCTAGATCATGTCGAAGTAGAGGTCGTCGGTGGACTCAAGTGGAGCCCAGCTTCCCTCGTGGATGTGGTTTGCAATGGCGAGCGACATGACACAGTCGTCATGGCACCCAACGTCAGCCTCGATCTTCCCGGTTTCGGGATCGGCGACGAAGGTTTGAAGCTCTCGCAAGGTGTCGCGGTCGGTGAGACCGATAGCACGCTCGCGAATTGCTTGGCGGAGTTGGTCGATGATTAACGGGCGGGTCTTAACGTCCGTGTAGAAGCCGACCTCCTCTTTCGTCTGCTCGGTCGTCTTGTCGTAGACCTCGCGAACGTAGAGGTTCGGGTATGCTTTGTCCTTCCAGAGTCGGGTGTTCGGAAGGATGCCGTGATTGTTGAACTCGACGGCCAGCCGGGCGGTGTTGAACATGTAGCCCAGCGCCTCCAGGATGTCCGCGTAGTAGTCGGGGTCGACCTGGGCGCGGAACTTGGCGACGATGCGCTTCTTGCTGTCCAGGACTACGGCTACGCTGTAATCCCCCTCGCCTGCCGACATGAGGTTGCCCTTGGCGTCCCGGCGTTCCTCGCGGCCCACGCCCTTCGCCACGTCGGCGCCGATCGTGTATTCCTCGTGGGGGTCGACTTCGTAATAGACGAATAGGCGGCCCCGATCGGATGGACCGAAGCGCCCTTCGACCGGATCGAACTCAAGACGATGCTTGATGTCGGGCGCGGTCTTCTCCTGCTCCGCCAGATACTCCAGGTTGAACACTGGGGCACCGGAGGTCAGGAAGGCTTCCTCAGGTGACGAGGGGTACTCTTGCTTGAAGAGGTCCAGGCCGTCCTGGGAGACCTTCTGGCGGCGCCATAGGAGCTGTCCGTCCGTGAGGGTCATCCCCCACTTCTCCAGGACCATAGCGGCGAGTTTGTCCTCGTCGTCGTTCCGGTTGAACCCTGCCGGGACCTTCTCGGTGTAGGCGGGGTCGACGAACCACGGGAGGAAGACCAGCTCGTACCCAGAGCCCAGCGTGGGGTCCTCGGTCGTGGCGGCCACGTATTGCTGATAGAACCAGCCGGACTTGCCGCGGGCGGTGGACTCGATGCAGACGAACGTGTCGTCGACATTCGGGACCGCCTGGAGCAAGCCGTTGCCGATCTCGGCGGCCTTGGATTTCGGCCAGAGCCCGGCCTCGGAAAGGTGGGCAAGCTGGAGGGTTTCGCCTCGCCCGACCGTGTCGGCGCCTGCCGTCGCGATCATGTAGCCGGAGTCCAGCACGTCGAATTTCAGCTCGCGGCTGTTCGATCGCGCCGTGTGAGGCCGCATTGTCGGCTCCATCTCCATGTGGTAGCGCTTGGTCATGTCAAACAGCGCTGCCGTGGCGTCGGCCTTGTGCGTCACCACGATGCCCTTGGTCGCCCGGTGCTGGCTAATCCACCAGTACATGAAGCCGCCCCAGAGGGTCGACAGGCCGAGCTGGCGGGCCTTCAGGACGAGGACCCGGACGCGGCCCGTGCGCTGCCACTGTTCCAGGATTTGATCGAGGAACAGCTTTTGAGCGTGGTTCAATTTGAACGGGACGATCTTGGCGTCCTTGGTGCGGATTTTGAGGCACCGGGAGGCGTAAAATTCGAAGTCGGTCAGGAGGCGTTGCCGCACGCGCTTGCGCTTCTCTTCGACCGTCAGGGCCGAAGGGGCAGACTGGGGCATGGGGTAACTCGGTTAGGTGATGTCGCCCGCCAGCTCGTCGAGGAAGTCCTCGTGCGTGCGTACGGTGTGGTCGATCTTCTGGGCCGGCTTGGCCTTCGTGAAGTCGAGGATGAGGCGCCCGAGGGCCGCTACGTCCTTGGGGCTGTCAGAGGCCTTCAGGTGCTTCACCGCGGTCTCAAGGGCGAGGACAGCGCGGGGGTCGTCCGGGAGCTGGCCGGCGTCTTTCATTTTCTTAATGATCCGTTTGGCGTCGAGGGCGGCGATCTCCAGCACGGCGCTCCACTGGGCGTCGGTCAGGTGTGATGGCCTCCCCCGCGTGTGGGTGGAGTTGTGATTGCCCTTGCGGGCGGCGATGAGTTTCTGGCTGAGGGCCTTGCGCTCTTCGGGTGTCTTGTTCGCCCAAGGTCCTCGCGGTGCCTTCTTCGCGGGACGCGGGGGCACGGGGATCGGATCGGCAAGCGCCTGGGCGACGAATTGCTCGATGTTCTTGGGCTTGTTCTTGGAGCCCGGCGGACGACCGCGGGGGCGGCCTGTTGGCTTGGTGGGCATAATGATCTCGGGGTTGCCCCAGGGTGTGACCCCTGGGGACTTGGTTATTGTGTCGGGGGCATCCCGTTCGGGTCGAGGACCCAGTCGGGGAGCAATCCGATTTTCTGCGGAGCGAAGACGGTGTCCTCGGTCTTGGCGGTGCGGTTGGCCTCGCCGTGCGGACCGAAGTTGAGCCACGAGTTTTGCCCGCGGGTCTCGGTCGTCATGGCTCGCTGGGCCTCGGGGCTGTACATGCCGAGATGCGAGCGCCACGCGTTCTCTTCGCCGTCGTGTCGGAAGCCGAAGCCGTCCTTTACGTGGCCGTAGTAGTCGTGGACGCCGCGGAACACATCGTTGACGCGGACGGGCTGGCCGTTCCAGCGTTCACCCTCGACAAGCTGGAGGAGCGGGTTGTTCGCTATGTCCTCGTCAGTAATCGGGGCGCCCGTGCCGTAGCCTTCGTCGGTCGGGTAGACGTACATGTGCTTGTTCTGGCGTACGTCCTCGACGGCATCCCACGGGCCCTTCTGGTAGACTTCGCGCCCCTTCGGGTTGAACTCAAACTTGACGCCTGATTTCTTCGCGGCCTCGTACTGGGCAAGTGTCTCTTCGGCGAGCTTGGCGTAGGCCGATCGGACCGCGGGATCGTCCGGTGCGTGGGCCATCTGGTCGTAGGCCTGGGCGATCGCCGAGCCGCGGTCGGGGTCGACGCGGAGGTATTCGCGGGCCGGCTGGTGGTCGATGCCGGCGGCCTGGGTGTACTTTTCCGCCGCCTCGCGGGCCGGATCGTACGGGCCCATATAGCCATATCCCTTGATCCGGGTCGGCTGGTTCTCCAGCGGCTTCTGGGCACGCGTGACGGGGACCGGGTCGTACGAGTGGACGATCTCGCCCATGCCGGAAAAGTCATCCTGGAAGCGGATGCCCTTATAGCCGGCGTTCTTGGCGAGCGTGTCCATCACGAGGCCCGCGGAGGGCGCCTGCGGGAGACCATAGGCCTCTTTCAGTGCGTCGCTCTTGGGGCCGCTGAGGACAGCCCTCGCCTGCCCCTGGAGGGCCTTGGTCTGGTCGCTGCCGGGCTCGTAATCGAATATCCGGTGCTTCGGGATTTCCCCGTCGTACCGTGCAAAGCCTGGGCGCCACTTATAGCCGCCGGGTTCACCGGAGCGGACGCCAAAATAGGCCTTGCCGCCGTCTGGGGCGTTGGCGACCTCCTGGTTCGACGTGAACCGCTTGCCGCCCTTCATGTTGGACCCGATCTTGCCGGGGTCGATCACGGAGAGGTCGGGGACGTTGCTGAAGTGCTGGACGGCCTGCATCTCGGTCGGAGGTGCCGACAAGGCGCCGAGGCCGGAGTCGTCCCCCAGCGGGATCGCGCCGTCCTTCGTGCGGACCGGACCCGAGCGGGCCCGAGGCGCCGACTTGACAGTCGTGTACACGCCCTCGATCGCATCGTCCGCTGCGGGGATCGCTCCGCCGCCCTGGGACAGCACGCCGGCCACCTTCTTGCCCAGGCCGGTCTTGGCGAGGGCTCGGGCCGCGGGGGCGGCGAACTCAGGAGCGACCGTGAGGGCCGCGCCGAGGGCGCCTTCGGTCAGTGCCCGGCGGTCGAAGTCGGGGTCGTCTTCGGCGTAGCGGCGGGCCTGGGTGCCTACCTCGTCGGCCTGGGCCAGCGGGTTCCAGTCGTAGTTTGCCTGCTCGAAAGCGTTGGCTCGCTGGACCGCGTCGCGCTCGGTGGACCCGAGGGCCAGGGACGCCCGCTTGACGAGGTCGGAGGCGGCGCTGGTGAGGACGCCGCGGGGTTTGGGGCTCGCCTTGATCGTGTCGCGCTGGGGGCGCTTCTTGATCTCGGTGGCGGCCTGGGAAAGTCTATCGGTCGTCGACCGCGGAAGCACGTCACTGAGCGCTCCCCGGCGGAAGGCGCCGAAGTTGTAGTTTGCCATAGGTTCCAGAGGGGTGTGGGGGCCAGGGTAGACCCCCAGCCCCTAGTTTTCGTAGTCCGGCTCGTCGGCAATCGGATCGGCGTTTTGGCCGGCGGCCAGAAGACTCGCGATCTTCGCCGGGCCGATGCCGGCAC